ATGGCAAGTGTTTCCTATCTGTTCCGCCGGGGTGCATCCTATTCCGCTCGTATCCGGGTGCCGCTTGATCTGGTCGAAGTCGTCGGTGCGAAGGAACTCGTCAAAGCCCTTGGCACTAAAGAACAATCCGAGGCGAAGCGCCTTATGTGGCCTGTCATCCAAGCATGGCACAGCCACTTCGATGACCTGCGCGCGCGCCGCCTTCTTACCCAAGACGATCAGGATCACGCGGTGTGGGATCACTACAGCGCGGCAACCGATCGGGATGAAGTATCGCGTGGTCAGGTGCCGTCTGTTGATGAGGTCGCATCGCTTCGGCGCGGTGTAGTCGATGCCGTTCGCCGGGGTGAGGTGGATACATCAGACCCCGAAGCGGTGATGATCGCATCACTGGACTTTTTAGCAGCACGGGACGCGCCCAAGATCGCCGCTGATCATCGCGCGGCAAAGCTTGCGGAACTGCGCCTGCATCTGACCAAGGGTGAGACTGCCCTGATCGCGGATGAGGTTGATGAAGTTCTTCGCACCCAGCGCCTTCTGGTGAAGCGCGGTTCACCCGACTGGATCAGCCTTGCCCGATCCATGATGCGGGCAGAGATAGAGGCGCTACAGCGGGGTCAAGAGCGTGATCGGGGAGACTACACCGGACAGGCGAAAGACCCCATTGTAAGGCCCGCGTTTGGACCCCGGCGGCAGACCGCAAAGCCGGGTGAGTCAATCATGGAGGTTTTCGAAATCTTCGCGAGTGAGAACCCGCGCGGCGTGGCGAAAGATCGAGTGGACCAGTGCCGCCGGGATATCGGCACGTTTGTTGAAACCGTCGGTGCAAGTTTCCCGATCGGCATGATCACGAAAGCCGAAGTTCGCACGTGGAAACAGCTACTGGTCAAGTATCCGGTCAAAGCCACCGAAACCAAAGTCTTTGCAGGCATGAACATTCACCAGTTCATCAAGGCGAATGAAAAGATCGGCAAGCCGGTGATCGCAGACCGGACAGTAAACCGCTACCTGTCCAGTCTGGGTGCATTCATGACATGGGCTGAGAACAACGGCTATGTTGATAAAAACCCCGTTGAAGGGCTGATGCTGAAAAAGGAAAACAAGGCCGCAACGCTTCCCTTCAAACCCGAAGAGCTAAAGACCCTGTTTCACTCGCCATGGTTCGCAGGATGCCAGAGCGCAGACGAATGGCGAAACGTGGCGAAACCGGGGAACATTTTGATCCGTGATCATCGGTTCTGGGTGCCGCTGATGATGGCGTTCTCTGGTGCGCGACCGAGTGAGATCGGGCAACTTGCGGTGTCAGATGTTCGCCAAGAGCATGGTCACTGGATCATGCACATAACGACCGAGGGCGAAACCACGACCGAAGGGAAATCTGTCAAAACAGCCGGATCGATGCGCGTGGTTCCGATTCATCCGGAACTGATCAAGATCGGTTTCATCGCTTACCATGAGAAGCGCGTGAAGGAAGGCGGCACAGCCCTGTTTCCGATGGCTAGGCGCAATGAACGCGGGCAGATGATGGCTGAGCTTTCCCGCGAGTTCGGGCGCTACCTGTCGCGCATTGGCTTGAAGGAAGGGCGCGGTCTGTCGCTCTATTCGTTCCGGCATGGTGCTGCCGATGCACTGCGCCGCGCTGGATACCTTGATCAAGAGTTCGGTTTCATCCTCGGGCACACCGAAGCCAGCATGACCGGCAAGTATGGGATCATGCCTCAAGGGATGCTTGAGAAGAGAGTCGAGCTGGTGAACGCGATTGCCTATGCCGGACTTACGATTGATCACCTTGCACCGAACGTGATAACATAACAAATCGCTTGCCGTGACACGCCATATGTGGCATTTTCGCCACTGTAGCGAGTGTCCTTGTTTTCTGGTGCGGCGTAGTGAGTTCTTTGTTTTCCCGGTTCAAGACTGCTTTGGGCGGGAAGGGTGAGGCGAAAGCCTTTGCTCTTTCCGACCCCGAAGCCTTTGCCCTGTTCGGCGGTGCGCCTTCTATCACAGGCCAGCATGTCGGACCTTTGACCGCGATGCAGGTTCCGGCGGTGATGTGCGCCGTGTCCCTGATCAGCGAAACCGTTGGCACCCTGCCTGCAAAGCTCTTTGATCGGCAAACCCGCCAAGCCCTGACTGAGCATCCGGCTTATGCCCTGATGCACGGTGAGGCGAATGAATGGACCAGCGCCGAAGCCCTGCGCACAGCCCTGACCGCTGATGCCTTGTTGAACGACAAGGGCGGCTTTGCGGTGGTGGTGCGCAACGGCGCTGGTGAACCGATGGAGCTGCACCGCGTTCCGCCGTCTTCTGTCAGTGTCCTTGCCGAACCTGATGGCGAGCCGTTCTATACTGTCGCGACCGATCGGGGGCCGGTGCGCTACGGCTTCCGCGATGTGGTGCATGTGCAATCCTTCGGGGGCCGTGCGCCGATCACGCTGGCTAAGAACGCCATTGCCCTTGCCGCCGCCTTTGAATCCCACATCGGCAAGGTCTTTGCCAATGGTGCCCAACCCGGCGGCATCATCACTTCCCCCAAGCGCTTGGATGAGGTCGCAAAGCAGAACCTCAAGACGGCTTGGACAGACACCCATTCCGGCCCGAAGGCCGGTGGTGTGGCACTGCTTGATGAAGGGATGCTCTATCAGGCCGTCACGATGACCCTGACGGATGCACAGTTTGCAGAGAACCGCCTTGAGCAAATCCGCGAGATCGCCCGTGCCTTCCGGACGCCACCAACAATGCTGTTTGAGCTATCGCGCGGCACTTGGTCCAATACCGAAGAGATGGCGCGGCAGTTCCTGCAAGTGACCTTGCAGCCATGGCTTCGCTCTTGGGAATGGTCCTATTCCCGGTGCCTGCTGACCCCGGATGAACGCCGCGACGTTTACGCGGAATTCGTGATCGATGATCTGCTTTCCACCAGTCATGCCGCCCGTGCCGCTGCCTATGGGCAGTATCGCAGCATGGGAGCGATGACCGCAAACGAAGTGCGCGGTGGCCTGAATCTGCCGCCGCTGGCTGGTGGTGACGTTCTGGAAAACCCCTACACCACGACCGGCGCAAAGCCTGACCCGGCATCCGAGGAAGCCCCAAATGAATGACCTGATCACACACCGCGCGTTCCTGGGGGAAGGTGAGCATGACTTCTGCCTGACAGATGCCATGATCACCGAACTTGAGCACCAGACCGGCTTGGGCATCGGTGCCCTGCAAATGCAGATGATGCAGCTACAGTTCAAAGCCGACCATCTGGCCCTGATCATCCGCCTTGGCCTGATCGGCGCGGCTATGAACCCTGAGAATGCACACCGCCTCGTCGAAGCCTATGTGCGCAACCGGCCTTTGGGTGAGGTGTTCCCGCTGGCGCTGGATATCCTTGATGCGCGGTGGAACGGGAAAGCCGAGACGCCTGACGATATCGCGCGCAATGCCGAAGATGACTATGCCCGCTTTGTCGCAGAGGTGGCAGCATGACGGATCGCATTGAGTTCAAGGCGCAGCTTGCCGTCACCGACGCGGGCGAGATCACCGGCCTTGCGTGGCCCTTTGGTTCCCCTGACCGCGTGGGTGATGTGATCGAAAAGGGCGCATTCACTGCGCCTGCATCGCTGCCGATGTTGTTCGCCCATGACCAAGGCCAAGTGATCGGCGTCTGGGATGAGATCGGGGAAACTGCCGAAGGTCTGACCGTCAAAGGCAAGCTCTTGGTGGAAGATGTGGAGCGCGCCCGCGAAGTGCGCGCCATGATCCGTGCCGGTGCTGTGTCCGGCCTGTCGATCGGCTTTGTCACCAAGACTGCCAAGCGCAATGCCAAGGGCCGCACCATCAGCGCCCTTGAGTTGCACGAAATCTCTGTTGTCGCGGTCCCGGCACATCCGGGCGCACAGATCACCTCTGTTAAAACCATTGTAACGAGTGAGACCCAAATGAACCCCGAAGAAGACACCCAAACCCCGGCCAATGCGCCGCAAATCGACACCAAAGCCTTCGATGAGGTGAAAGCCCGTCTGGACAAGTTGGAAGCCAAGGGCAACCGCCCCGGCATTCCAGCGATTGTCCAAGGTGCCGCCAACACCAAAGCCTTTGTCAGCTTCCTGCAAGGTGCTGACTTTGACAAAAAGGCTTTGACTGTTGCCGCCGATGCCCCGGCCTATGTGCTGGCACCAGAGGAAACGTCCGGCGAGTTCATCCGCAATCTGGTGGAATTCAGCCCGATCCGCTCTATCGCCGATGTGCGCACGACCGGCAGCCACACGATCCTTCTGCCCAAACGCACCGGCATCACGAATGCCGTCTGGGTGGGCGAGACGACCGCCCGCACGGGGTCCGAGCCGACCTTTGATCAGTCCGAGATTGCGGTGAAGGAACTGGCAACCTTTGTGGACCTGTCGCTGCGCATGCTGGAAGATTCCGGCAACGTCGAAGCCGAAGTGCGCCTTGCATTGGCTGAAGACTTCGGCGCGAAAGAGGCGAAGTCGTTTGTGAACGGCACCACGGCTGTTGAACCGCAAGGCTATATGATCGCACCCGGCATCGCAGTGACGAACAACGGCCATGCAACTGTTCTGTCTGCTGATGCCCTGATCCGGCTGATGTATGCCATGCCCGCGACCTATCGCAACCGGGGTTCGTGGGTGATGAATGGCACGACCCTTGCGGTGATCCGCACCCTGAAAGACGGCGCAGGCAATTACCTGTGGCAGCCGTCCTATCAGGCAGGCCAGCCGGAAACGATCCTTGGGCGTCCTGTGGTCGAAGCTCTGGACATGCCGAACATCGCCGCCGCCGCCACGCCGATCATCTTCGGTGACTTCAAAGCGGGCTATCGGATCTATGACCGCGTGGAACTGGACGTGCTGCCGGATCTGCTGACACAGCGCACGGTTGGGCTTGCACGTTTCCATGCCCGCCGCCGGGTGGGTGCAGGCGTGGTGCGCAGCGACGTGTTCCGCAAGTTGTCGATGGCTGCCTGAGCCTGATGCCATGCTTGCCCGCGAGGATATCAGGCTTGCGCACGGTTTCTATACCGTGCGCCTGCGCCCGACCTTGCGGGCAGCAACGCGCCTTGAGCGCCTTCATAACGGATACGGCCCGCTGTTCGATCGGCTGGCCGCGTTCCACATCGGCACGGTGCATGAGATCATCCGCACCGCAGCGACTGACCCCGATCAGGCAGACCGCTTCCTTGCCAGCTTCGCCACAGCGCCGCTACAGCGCCTTGCAGAGATCACCCAAGCCCCGCTTGCAGACCTGATCACCGGCTTCCTGCCGAAGTCATCCAAGGGTGGCACAGGACAGGGTAGGGCGGTGCCATGGCACGATGCCTATGCGCAGCTTTACCGCTTCGGCACCGGCTGGCTGCAATGGACCCCACAAGAGACATGGAATGCCACCCCGGATGAAATCCTTGAGGCGGTTGAAGGTCATATCAGCAAGCTCAAGGCCATCCACGGTGCCGCCGATGATGATGACGCAGAACACACCCAGGACGATTACACCGCCGATCGGCTGCACCAGATCGCAGAACAGGGCTTCGATCCTGAATTTGACCGGGAAGGGCTGCATGCCCTGAAAGGGAAGCTCTGATGCCCCGGCCCCCGCACCTCTGTTCCTGTGGCAAGCTGGTGCCGCACGGTGCCCTGTGCGCCTGTCAGATTGCAGGCAACCGCGCCCGCAATGCACGGCATGACGCCAAGCGCCCGACTGCCCGCCAGCGCGGCTATAACGCCGAATGGGAGAAAGCCCGTAAAGCCTTCCTGACCTGTCACCCGCACTGCACCCTGTGCCGCGCCCCTGCCACGGTGGTAGATCACATCATCCCGCATAAGGGTGATGATGCCCTGTTCTGGAACCGGCAGAACTGGCAGCCGCTGTGCAAACCCTGCCACGACCGGCACAAGCAACGCCAAGAGCGCAGCCATGTCCGTTGAACCCGCCTATAAGCGCACCCTTGGCAAATACCCCGAGCAAGACCTGTGGCAGAGCGTCTTGCTTGTCGTGGTGCAGGAAGCCCTTTACGGGGGGCTCAACAATGGCTGTAGGATAGAACAGGAAATCACCACGCGCCGCGCCCGCGCCTGTCAGAGCGCCCGCGACTACCTGACAACCCCAAGCCTTGATCTTTCCATGGTCTGCGCCATGGCAGGGCTGGATATGCAGGCTGTCATCGACAACATGACGCGCCAGATCGCCGCGGCACCATCACCAGAAGAACTTGCAGCCTCTGATGCCCCGCGCGTCACCAGAACGAAGAAAACCCGAAAAACTGAGCCTAAGTCACGCGCGCCAAGGGATAGGAAGCGTCACACCTACGATGGTGAGAGCCTGACCCTGAAAGAATGGTCAGTGCGCACTGGCTTGGCTGAGGGCACGCTTAGAAGCCGACTGTTTGCACATTGGCCGATAGAGCGCGCCCTGACCGAACCAAGCGGCCAGCAAGCAAGACGACCCCGTAAGGAACAGCCCCGGCCTGCCAAGGCTGGTAAGCCCGGCATAACCCTGACCCATGCAGGGGAGACGATGACCCTCAAACAATGGGCTGCACGTCTTGGGCTGAGCAAACCCACTATCAACAAGCGCCTGCGCATGGGTCTGCCTATCGATCAGGTGCTGTCATCGCAGAACATGCGGGGAAAGAGTTTTGCAGGCAGGTAGCTTGGTGCGGAAATTTGGGGAGCGGTGTGGCGAGGCATGGGACCGCCTACCTATTTGTCGCACTCTTTCAAGAGACGTTCCCGGAACAACCTGCGATATTCACGAACCTCTGTAGGCTCTAACTTGGCGCCAACTTTAGCGCCGATTCTGCCGAGTGTCTGTCGATCAAGGTCGGAAGGAACCGACTTTGGATCGGCACGAAACGCTTCCAGATAGAGTTCGAGCGCTTCGGTTCCTATAGTCGCGATGGTGGTTTGAATTTCTAGTAGAACAAGTGCTTCCGAGTAAACTTGCAAAGCTTCGGACGCACCCTCAGGAGTTGCGGACGCGCCCTGCGCAAGAGGCGGGGCCTCTGTAGCGACTGCTGCACTAGCTCCGAGGGTCACAGTCATAAATCGGGCAATGTCAGCTTCAAGCCACTCATGATGAGTGTCTGCTTCTTGAATCAAGTCCGGTGACTGCGAACCACGTGCTGGCTTGATGCCAAGAAGATGAGTCTGGACACCAAAGGTCTGCGCGATCTGCACGCCGATGCGCAGATCCTCATCGCCAGCAACAAGAAGGGCGTCAGTGATCGCCTTGTTACGTGCAAGGTCAATCAGATCGGTGACAATCAGGGAGTCCACGCCCTTCTGTTGACCGCTTCCGTTCACCATTCCCAAGCGGAGTTTGGTGCGCTGCGAGTTAGCAAGTGTGATTTGTTCGGTGGTAGGTCTGCCGCCGCGCAGAAGCCCGTCATACCAATACACCCTGAGCAAGCGCGCCCCCGGTGCAACGCGCTCAGCCATCTCACATAGTGCTTTCAGAACGTCCGGCGTTGAGAGCTGTATTGTCTGACGTGGCTGCTTTTGCCCCGAAAGCAGAGATGAACCTTGTGCATACAGGTAGCCTGCATCCACGAAAACAGCTACTTGAAGCACCTTGCGTCACTCCCAGAACGTAAATGGGGCACCCGAAGGTGCCCCTATGTAGTAGCCTCAGCACTAATGTGTATGCGCTGGGACTGGATGGTAGATACGACTCTAACTGAAAAGAGTCAAGTTAAATGTGAAAACAAGGAAGCACGCAAACTGAACAAACTTGAAATCAAATGAGAAAAACACGTCAACTTCACTCACTCTGAGGAAAACAGAAGGAATGAAGAACGAACACAGCAAAACTGAACATCAATCCGGGAACAACACAGATTTGAAATGCTCATAGGCATCGGGCACAAGCTCACGTAAAACCATCAGCAAAGATGCCTTGGCAAGGAATATCAGGATATCTTTTAGGTTGCGAACAGCGACTTTCATGATGCAGGCACTCCACCGTCATGGGTTGGAGCGTCACACTTCCTGCGATCAGCTTATCGCTAACATATGATACTCGCCCTTTCTGTTCAAGAGGGCGCGGAGCAACGAACCTTGTGCAGATGAAAACCATCCAGACTTGCGGGTATAACAGGGTCGGGGGGGGGGGTAGTCCCCGACTTAGGGGAGTGGCTGGGGACCGGCGGGGGGAGGCTCACGCAAGATACGCGACATATAACTTTTCCAAATCGAAATACTGTGATACATAAGCAACATTTATGTGTTGCGAGTATCGAGTATGGCTGTTTCAAACATCTGGGATCACCTGAATCTGCCTGATCAGGATGAGGCTCTTCTGGAAGACCTTGCCGCAGCGGCTTGGGCTTATGTCGGGAACGTCACAGGCGCACCTGTTCCTGACCCTGCACCGCCCGCGCTTGAACAAGCGGTGCGCATGCTGATCGGGCATTGGTATGAGAACCGCGAGGGAACTTCCGCAGATGGGGTTCGCCCTGTTCCCTTCGGCTTCGATGAGCTGGTGCAGTCCTATCGCCGGTGGGTGGTCTGATGTCAGACCTGATGAAGCAATCCGCCAAGCTGTCGGCAAGGTTGAACGCCATCCCGAATGAGGTTGTGCAGCACCTGCGCCCTGCCTTGATCGCAGCGGCAGAGAATACAGCCGGGGTTATGCGCGCCCTTGTCCCGGTGGATGATGGCGACTTGAGGGACTCAATCGAGGTCACACCGCCCGGTGCTGTGACGCCAGCTTACGCCGCTGGTGGTGGCAAGCGTGTGGCAGGTGAGAACCAAGCCCTTGTGACTGCCGGAAACCCCGATGTGCGGCATGGTCACTTGCAAGAATTCGGAACGGTTGACCACGCTGCGCAGCCGTTCCTTCGCCCTGCTGAGCGCCTGACCCGTGACCAGAACCGCCGCCGCATTGGCCGTGCGGTGGGCCAAGTAATCCGGAAGGCGGGTGTATGATGTTTGAGCCATCGCTTGCCCTGCAAACCGCTATCCGTTCCGCGCTTATCGCATCCCCGGCTGTCACTGCCCTTGTGCCGGCCGATCGCATTCGGGCTGGCTCATCTAGGCCAGATTATTTCCCTACGATCGTCCTGGCTGCTGGTCAGACTCTATTCCTTGGCCGCGCGTCAGGTTCACAACTTTGCGCGCGGGTAATTCTGGACCTGCATGTATGGGCTCTTGAGGACGGTGCAGATACTGCCCGCCAGATCGGCGGCGCGGTGATGCAAACCCTGATCGATCCGCCCCAAGCCGAAGCCTTCGGAATCGATCAATGGGACAAGCCGTCTGTGCAGTGGATGCGCGACCCGAAGCCGGAACTGACTGCATGCCATGGGGTGATGCAGCTTTCTGGCGTTGTCCGGTGGAGAATTTAATTATGCGCGCCGGACTGTTACGCCACGAAGTTGAACTTGAACGCGAAGTTGAAACCATCGCCGCATCGGGTGCGGTGGTGAAGACTTGGCAGGTGTATGCCAGCCGCCGCGCAGAGCTACGCGAAAGCACCGCCGATGAGTTCCTGAATAGCACGATCGAGGGCACCAGTCAGAAAGCTGTTTTTGTGATCCGCTGGACTGACGGGGTGCAAGTCGGTGATCGCCTTCTGCATGCGGGGAAGGCTTGGCAGATCGTCGGGCTGGTGGAGATCGGTGTTAAGCGCGGGCTTGAACTTCGGGTTGTGGCGGCATGAGCCTATCGCCCCCAATGAAACTGCCCGTGCTGCACTTCTCCAGATACGTCATAACTGCCGCCCTGATGCTGTCGATACGTTTGGATGGTCATCACCAACATGAAGAAGGTGATTGTGACGTAGCCAGCAAGAAAAATCACTTTCATAGCTGCCTCCCATTGTCCGCTTCAAGCTTCAATTATCAATTGGAGGTTGCACAGAATCCATGTCGAAATTTCTTCGCGGCGTGAAGCCGCCGATCCAACCAGATGTTGAGGCCCTAACGAAGGCCCCGCCTATACCGGCCTATCTGGCAGAGCAGGCCAAGGCGGAATGGCGGCGAATCATGCCGCAACTGATCAGCCGTCGCATCATCACCCGCGCCGATCTTGCAGGGGTGGAGGCGTATTGTTCTGCCGCCGGTGCTGCCCGCCAGATCGCGGAAATCATAAACGCCATGCCGGTTCCTGATCTGAAGTTGGGCGGCTTGCAGATCCGCTACATGCAGGCAGCCCGCCAGCTTGCCGCCGAATATGGCCTGACCCCGACCAGTCGGGCGCGCATTGGCAGCGCTGCACCTGATGCCGATGACGACGACGACCCTTTGGCGGTGTGACGATGACCAGCACTTATCCGGCATGGGTCTTTGATAACAGCCCGATCCCCGATCCCGGCGGGCATGGCGAACGTGCTGTGCGGTTCCTGCGGCGATTGAAGCACCCGGCAAGCACTGCACCGGGAAACCTGTTTCAACTGACCCCGTGGCAGGAAAGGATCGTGCGCCGCATTTATGGCCCGCGATACCCAGACGGGCGCAGGATCGTCAAAGAGGTCTTCCTGATGATCCCGCGCGGGAACAGAAAGACCAGTCTGGCGGCGGCACTCGCATTGCTTCACCTGTTGGGCCCTGAGCGCGTCCCTGCCGGGCAGATCATCTTTGCGGCGTCGGATCGTGAACAGGCCGGGATTGGCTTTCGGGAAGCGGTCGAGATCGTCCGCCAAGATCGCCGCCTTGGGCAAGTCACCCGGATTTACGATGCCCACAATTCGGCGAAGATGATCCAGAGCACGATTGACGGTTCAACCCTAAAGGCAATCCCGGCTGATGGGCGGGGTCAGCACGGGACTACACCCACCTTCGTTTTGGCTGACGAGACCCACAGCTGGCGCAAAAATAGGGAGCTTTGGGAGGCCCTGCGCACCGGCATGGCGAAGCGTCCTGGGGGTTTGATTGTCATGGCGACTACGGCAGGCCGGGGCCGGGAAGGGCTGGCGGCAGAACGCTACGACTACGCCCGCAAGATCGCCTTGGGCGAGATCGTGAATGAGGAATACCTGCCGATCTTGTTTGAGCCGCAAGAGGGTGATGACTGGCAAGATGAAGCGATGTGGCACCGGGTGAACCCCGGTCTGGCTTACGGCTTTCCCGACATTGACGGCTTGCGCACCCTTGCCCGTGAGGCAGCCGATAGCCCGTCCGAGATGTATGCATTCCGGCAGTTTCACTTGTGCGAATGGATGGGCAACAGTCACGATCCGCTGTTCAATTTTGAGACATATGACGCCCGCCAATTCGATGACGATGAGGCAGACATATCAGAATTTCCGTGCTGGGTTGGTGTAGACCTTTCCCGATCTGGGGATTTGACCGCCGTTGTCGCGGCGTTTCTGTGGCCGGATGGGCAAGTCACCCTGCGCCCCAAGTTCTTTGTGCCCGGTGAGGACTTGAAGGCGCGTTCTGATCGCGACGGAGTGCCGTATCAGGCTTGGGCAGATCAGGGGTTTATTCATCTGTGCCCCGGCCCGATCATCGATGAGGAAGCTGTAGAGGCTGAAATCAGGGAGATCTGCGGCACCTATGACGTGCAAGAGATCGCGTTCGATCCACATCTTGCCGCCCGCATCATGCAGCGTCTTTATGACGATGGTCTCCCTGTAGTGGAACTTCGGCAATCGCCCTTGAATATGGGCTTGGCGGGGGCTGACTTAGAAAAGATCGTCAACGGTAAGTTGGTGCGCCATGACGGGCACCCTGTGCTGCGCAATCACCTGTCTAGCGTTGTCGCTGTGCGCACCGATAGCGGCCTTACCCGGATGGTGAAGGGCCGCAAGACTGATCGGATAGACGGGGCTGTTGCCGCTGCCATGGCGGTTTCGCGCGCCTGTGCCGGTGAATCGAACCTGTCCGGCTATAATGACCCCGCCGCTTCCTTGTTTGTGTTCTGAGTAGTGAGTGAAAAAGATGAGTGTAGATCTTCCCGGCTTGATAATCCCCGTAGAAGCCAGAATTACGAAACTAGAACAAGGTCTTAAGCGCGCCGCGCAGGTGCAAGCCCGATCGGCTGTCACGATGGAACAGCGCGCCAAGGTGTCTGCAAAGCGCATGACCGATACCTATGAAAGCGCTGGCACCGGCATGTCTGCCGCGATGGCGAAGATCGCCGCGCCGATCGCCGGTATCGTGGTGGCTGACATGCTGATGGATATCGGGCGGGCTGCACGGCAGACAGTGGGTGCCATGGCCCGCGTTGGTGACGAAGCCAAGCGGGCAGGCGTAGGGCTTGAGGCGTTTCAGGAATGGTCCTTTGTCGCTGATCAGAACCGTATCAGCGTTGATGCCCTGATCGATGGCCTGAAAGAATTGAACCTGCGCGGTGATGAGTTCGCGGTGACAGGCAAAGGCAGCGCTGCCGAAGCATTCACCCGGCTTGGCTATTCCGCCGAGGAACTGAAAACGAAGCTGAAAGATCCTTCGGCGCTGATGCTGGAAATCATCGGACGGCTTGAGGGTATGGAAAAAGCTGCCCAGATCAGGATCAGCGATGAGCTGTTCGGGGGCAGCGCGGGTGAGCGCTTTGTGGAGCTGCTGTCGCAAGGCGAAGAGGGTTTGCGAAAGACGATCGAACGCGGGCATGAGCTTGGCGCGGTGCTTGATGCTGATGTGATCGCACGTGCAGATGACCTTGATCGAAAGTTCGGTGAGCTTGGCACCCGGATGCAAACGATCTGGCGCAGCGGCCTTGTCCAAGCCGGTGAGCTGTTCGGGCTGATCGAGCGTGAGCGCGCCAAGCTGGAATTCATTCCGGCAGATGTAGGTCGCGCAGTCGGCAATGACCTTGCCAGAACACTTGAGCAACAGGGCGGTGCCGGACAGGAAGCGCTCGGGCTGATCGCCTCTGTCGGTGATGAGTATCGCAATCTTGGGCGGGAATCGCAGACCCTTGCAGCGGCTTTGAACGATGCAGCAACCATGCTGCGCGGGGTGGGGAATGAGGCCGGGGCTGATGCCCTGACCGGCCTTGCCGCCCGTCTTGGTGATGCAGCCGGTGCCTTCGATGACGGGGTGATCAGCGGGGGCGAGTTCGCCGGGACTCTTGGAGAGATCGCGACCGAAGCAGATACCACGATCAGCGCCATGGATGATCTGGACAAGGCTTCCCTGTCCGGCATCATCGGGCAGGTGTCGAACCTGTTATCGTGGATTCAGGAATTGCCCGCCGCTGTCCAAGCCGCCAGAGCCGAGATCAGCGCACTTGAGGCACCGGGCGTAACAACCGGGACGCCCTTGACAGGCCCTGTAGACGGCTTGATGCCGCCAAGCGTCCAGTTGCCAGCCACATCACCACGCCCGCGAAAAGCGCCGCCGATGTTGGGTGAGCCTGAGAAACCGAAAGCCGCTGGTGGCGGTGGTGGGGGTGGGGGCCGCGATGAGTGGGGTTCGGCTGTCGAGGCAATCCAGCGCGAGACACAAGCCCTTCAAGCCGAAGCCGCTGCCTTGATCGCTACAGCCGCAAGCGGTGAACGATATGCGGGCGCAATCGAGTATGCGCGGCAGAAAGCAGAGTTGCTTGTCGCTGCACAACGCGCAGGAATTCAGATTACGCCAGAGGTCACAGCGAAGATTGACGCTCTGGCGCGCGCAAATGTTGCGGCTGGTGCATCTGCCGAAGACGCCGCGAAGAAGATGCAGCAAATTGAAGACTTCGGAAAGAACAGCGCTGATACCATGGCTGATCTTTTTACGGGCATCATTACTGGCTCAATGACCGCCGAAGACGCTTTGAAGCAACTTATCGCACAACTGATCAGAATGGCAGCGCAAAAATTCTTCCTGAAACTGTTCGCGGGATCATTTGGATTTGCATCTGGTGGTTACACTGGTGATGGCGCGACGTTTCAGCCTGCCGGAATTGTTCACCGTGGCGAATTTGTGTTGAGCAAAAAAGCAACGTCGCGTCTTGGAGTTGATAATTTGAACGCTTTGCACGCTTCTGCATTGCGCGGATATTCAGGCGGTGGTGCAGTTGGTGCAGGTCCGAAGCTGAATAACGCTTTCGGTGATGGCAAAGCGTCAAATGTCGCGCAGACTGTGACAATCAACGCGCCGGTAAGTGTTCAAGGCAGTTCCGGATCACCGGAACAGAATAACGATCTAGCGCGTAAAATCGCATCTCAGATGGAAAACAGCATGAAATTGGTGTTCGCAAATGAGCTTCGTAAGCAGATGCGACCGGGCGCGATGCTGAATAACCGAAGCTGAATCAAGCACCCGATTTTTAAGCCCGTAGGATGGCCTTTGAGGGTTCGCCGGTGGTGACACATATCCGCACCCCGTAGAGGCGCTGTATGAGGCTGTTTGGGCGTTGCATTCGCGCAACACAGGCGGTTCTGCGCGGCAAAGGCGCATCTACCCATAGGCAGGCGAGGGGCGCGGCAGCGCCCTGAGCGCCGGAGGTAGTCTGGCTAGGCCGGGGAGGGTTCCTGGGACCGGGAGAGATCATCCATCATTCCTTGTGGGCACCGAGGGCGAAGCCCGATGGTGCCCGAAGGTGTGATGTTGGGGAAGCAGATGTGTCCCGCTTAAGTGCGACATTTCTCTAATATGAACATTCTTACTTTTTCTACATATCCTTATATTAGGGAAATGTCGCAGCTAAGCGGGACAAATCAGGCTTAAACGGGACACATCTGCGGGTTCACCATCCTGCTTTCCTGCGGATCGAAAGCACCCCGCTGCGCCTTCACATCACCCTTCCGGCCATCCCTTCGGGCGCTGCGCGCCCTTCGGGGGCCGTGCGGATCACTGGAACGCGGGTATGTCGTCACATCAAGCTTCATGGTGCGCAGAGACGCAGAAAATCCTTTCGGTTCTTTCGTGCCTGTCGTTGCGGACAGTAACCAGACACTTCGGCATTTAAGCACCTCATGCCTAATTGACAAATTAACGGTGTAGCTCGTTTCAATTCAGGGTGCTTAAATAATTCGTTTGGTGATTCTTGACAGACACGCAAGCGTGACCCATTTCAGTTTGGTAGCCAACCCCGGAGTATACCATGACTGATAATATTCGACTTGCACCTCAGCGTATCGAGCAACTGCGCGCCCTTGCCGCCAAGGAAGGAAAAACCATTCCTGAGATCATTGCCGGTTTCTTGGCTGGTGCCGTATCAGAGGGACGCCTGAATCCTGATCTTCCTGGAGTGAGCGTCCGGCGTGACAATGACATGCTGACAATTGAAGCCGGAAACTTCAAAGCATCGATGGCCGCAAATGCTGCACCTGCTTTCTCTTCCGGATTGCGCGACACGCTGAAAGCAAGTGCAACGGCTGATCGGGAACGTGTGTCGCAACTCCTGACTGATATGGTCGGTGCGTTTGGCGGAACAGAAGTCGTTCGCGCGGGAAATCACATCACGCTTCGCAATCCGATCGCTACCCAGGATTTTATTGTGCCGAAGGCCATCGTGCCAGACCTTGCCGATCAGATCGATCGCGCGGTTAGTGCAGCGTAAAAAGATAAGGCACCGGGTGCAGCAACACCCGATGCCTTGAAACGACCCCAAGCGCCAGCAAGGAAATCTTGATATGACTATAGCATCTGACCAGACCGTTTTCCAGCCAGACGGTGAAAAAGTTGCACCGTTGCCAGTCCAGCGTTCCCCCGGCCTTGTCGTGGCGCTGGCGGGCTGGAAAGAAGGCTTTGCGGAGTATCAGCTGCAAAATTCGTTCGCGCTGGATGAAGCATGGAATGGCAAACGTAGACGTGCAGCTAGTGCAGCAGATCGCGCCGAATACGCTGCGGAGAGAGGGGGAGTCGTCAGGCGCTATGTGCAGGGTCAGCACTTGAAAGAGGGCTTGAGCGATGATGAGCGGCGGGCGCTGATGAAGAAAGAGTCGAAGGACCGGAACAAGCCGCCGCGTGTGAGAGCGGACCTGTCTAAAATGACCCCAGAGCAAAAGACGGCACACAGGCGGGAAAAGGAACGTGAGAAAAAGGCCCGTCAGCGCGTAGCGAAAGAGGCAGAAAAAGCCGGTGCGCTTTCCGGTAGCCCAATGATTACCGAAGGCATGTTCTGAGCGGAAGTCGAGCCGCTGTCAGATGTAAGTAAGTGCTTATCTATTTGAAAATAAACAATAATTATTAAGATTGTGCTTGCCGTGGCGAATCTGATCGCGTTAGAATCTGGGGAACCGCAAACAGAAGGAACACGCCATGCCTGCATTGCCCCCAGATTATGCCTACATTCCCGACACAGCGTTTGATGCTCTTGTCGAAAGCCTGTTGCACCCTGAGCCATCGTTGGACCCGCGCGGCGATATCGCGATGAAGCTGATCGCAGCCGGGATCGCGCCGCTGTTTTGCTACTGGGACAATCAGGAAAACGAAGCCGCGTGACTGTTGCCAATTTGCCATTATTTTCGGAAATCGAAAAGTTTCGCAAATAGTCGTGCGACAGGCTCTCGAACCGTCTTCAATAGAGGGTTTGCCGAAAGGCTTTTGACAGCAAACAGTCAAACGAGAACGCGGGAGGCCATCACGAAAACGTGAGAATCCGCCCCGAAGTTTGGGATGCTGAACGCTATACAGGAGCCAGTAACGAGTTTCCGCCCCTGTATGGGGCTTCTGACAGAGGGGCGGGCAGACCGTCGCCAAACAAGCACGCCCGCCCCGATGTAGCAACAATGACCACAAAGGAAAATCGCTATGACACTTGATACCACTAATGAGGCCGCTCGGGCAATCGCCATGGTTCGCGCCAAGTTCACCAACCCTGTCGTTCTGCCACAGAAGCGGCGGAAAGAGTTCAACATCTTCCTGTATGAGCAGTTCGGCAATCCTGCGGATGATGCGTGGAAGGAAGCCGATGCCACCGAGGAACTTGAGAACGATAAGGATTTTTACCTTGTTGAATACTTTACCACGCCTGCCGGACCCATGGCGGCTGTGCACTTTAAAGACTATCCGAACCCAGTTCTTGTGGTCGTGAATGCTGAGGCGGCACGGAAGATGTTCGAAGCTGAGTGCGTCTCAGCCTGA